GTTTATCATATACGAGTTGGTTTGCCTCAAGCTGGCTTCCAGGGTTCTGAAGAAGAAGTAAATGCTATGACTGAAACTGTATCTTCTATGCCATTCGATGGATATCTCATTACTAATGAACGTACTGAGGTAGCTGTTGTAGGAGCAGAAGGAGAAGCCATGGATCCCACTCCATATCTCGGGTATTTTGAGAACAGAACATTTACTGGTTTAAATGTTAGTCCGGTACAAATGGGAAGGGACACTTCTAATAGAGGTACTGCCGATGCGCTCACTACAGAAATGCATGATAGAGCTGAAGCTTTTCAGAACCGCATCTCATTAGGTGCTGAATTTATATTTGACACTATGCTTGAAGAAGGCGGTTTTGATATAACCGAGGAAGAGAATAGAGTATTTCTTGAATGGCCTGAGATAGAGCTTGAGACTATGATTAAGAAAGAAGCTGGTGTTATTAATAAATGGATAAATAGCACTTCAACAGCAGATGAGATGAGAAGAGATCTTGGATTAGATAGTTTAAGTGAAGATGATAAGAAATCTATGTTCTACAATATGGTAAGTAAAGAGCTTCTTGAAGCTAAAACTGCTGTTTCTGCAGCTGGGTCACAGTCTAAATCTGTTGATAATAAGGTTAAACCTGCTAACCAACATGGTAAACGTACCGGCCCGAAGCGTAAAACAGAAGATGTAGCTCATACATCAAAGGTTCTTGTTGAGCATTATATAGAAGGATATACCTTTGATTTATGCGATATTAAACTCTTTTATGAGCAATTACGTAGAATATATTCATATATAAATAGACGTTGTTGTATAGAAAGTGGTTTATATTTAGATCCAGATTCTTATGACAACTCTGATATACATAAATTTGTTATAGCCTCATTACAAGCAAGCAATATATTTGTTGCTAACATAATAATGTGCCATGATCGTGATAAAGAGCTAAGTTATAATCACGCAATAAAGACACATTTGAAAGATGTTGCAAAACGTGTATTGACAAAGATAGCGTGGTTTAGTATATTGAAGTCAGAATCTTCTATGCTAATTCACGGTAATTGTGACTGTAGCAATGATGTAGCGTATTATTCTGAAGGGCTTAGTGATAAATTGCCTCCACATTCAAGTAGTTGTACATGCGAATTGGTCACTGAGTCAGCAGTCGTAGATGAGGTTGGTGAACTGAGTGTCAGTAGTTAAGGTTAAAGACGGTTATCGTGTTACTGAAGATTTTGTGGTAGAAAACCCCAATTTAGGCAAGTTAAAAGAATCCTCAACTAATATTATTGAAATCCACGCAATCCATGTAGGCACTACCAAGAACTGGATTCGTTATACTGTTGAAACATTGAAAGATGCCGAATCATCCTGGGTGAAGCCTTATGGAAAACCAGTGCTTAAAGATCATCGTGATGATGCTGATAATACAATCGGTAGAGTATTCAAAGCTGAGTATAGTGATCATCACATGTGTACTAAGCTGTGGGCCAAAATAGATGATGAAGATGCACTTACTAAGATCAAAGACGGTCGTTATCTTACAGTATCTATTGGTTCTATGGTAAAGGAAGCTAAATGTTCTATATGTGGTAAAAGTGTTGTCAGAGGATGGTGTGGCCATTGGCGTGGAGAACGTTATAAAGATGGTGAAAGAAGTACAGAAGAGGATGCTATAGTATGTGAATGGATACCTATTAAGATTACACATGAAGAAGTTTCAGTAGTAGCTATACCGGCAGATGAGAAAGCTCAAATAGTTTCTCTCAAGGGTAGCTCAAGTATCAAACATACAGGAGGTGAAGGAATGGCTACTGAAGCAATGACTCCAGAAAGTGTTGTTGAATCAAGTAATACAACCATCCCTGACTCAATAAAGGTTGTTGAGACAGCGAGTACTCCTGTTGCTGAGCAATCTGAACAAGAGACAAAGGCCGTAGCTGAAACTACTGAAACAGAAGCTGATGCTAAAGCTGATGAATCTGAAGCTTCAGAAGCAGAGGAACAGGTATATTCTTATTTCTATAATGAGGATGGTACAGAGGAAGATGATAAAACTGATGAAGCCAAACTCAAGTCTAAAACAAGAAGTGCATTACCAGATAGCGCATTTGCTCTCGTTAAGACCGAAGGTGGTAAGAAAGTCAGAAAACTGCCATATAAAAAAGCAGATGGTAGTATTGATAAAAATCATCTCAGGAACGCTCTTGCACGTATCAACCAGGTACAGGGGTTCTCTGCTGCTGCTAAAGCGCGAGCACTTGCTAAATTAAAACGTGCTGCTAAGAAAGCCGGGATAGAAGTAAGTAATGAATCAATTACAGTCACTGTAGAATCTACTATCATACAGTTGCAAAACGATCTGTCTGCATTAAGGGAAACATGTGATTCTTATCTTGCTGAAATTGATGAATTGACTGTTACTATTAATAGTCTTGAGATGGCTGTCGTTAAAGCAGTTGATGAGCAAAATAAAGCTCTGGCCGATGTTAATGCATCAAAAGAGTCTTTACATAAAGAACGTGTTAATAGGCTTTTGGATATCAAGTATTTGACCAATAGAGAGTCTGTTAGACAACGTGACGAGGTTTTTCAGGAATATGTTGTAAAAAGTGATGAGATGTTGTTAGAACTTATCAATGAATATTGTAAGGGCATAGTTCTAGACAAACCGCCATTGATTACAAATGAAACATTACCATCTAAATCTGAGATGGATAACGATGTCGTAGATGTTTGTATAGATATCAGGACTCTTGAAAGACCTAATATACTTACAATACAGAAAGCATTGGAAGGAGACGCAGAGTCTCAGCGTATAGTAGAAAGTTGGACACGATTGAAATCAATCGGTAATACTAAGGAGGTTTAACACATGGCAATAGGACAGTACCCAGAAGGTGCGTATCGGTTACAATCCGATGCTTGGACAACTAGAGGTTCTGGTAGGGTAAGTGATTATATAAACCCTGCTGTAGAACTTTTAATAGACAGAAGACTCCCGGTGAAAGCATATAATAATTTCTGGGGTTCATTCGCAAGACCTGGCCAGATCCTTGCCGGCGTTGACTTAATTATGTCAATTGCAAGAATGGAACAGGATGAAATGGGTTATCATAAACCCGTATTAACAATATGCAATGGTTCTGGTTTACCAGTAACAGAACCGAATGGTTATGTCAGAGCTGCAAGTGCAAATCCAGTAGGAACACTTTTCCAGCATGCATACAATTACATAGATGACAGACTTCTTGACAGATTAAGACCCGCCATTGATAGAGGCCAGTATCTTATGGTTCCTCTCGTAAAAGATCCGTATTATGCTGATAAAGTATGGGTTGGTTGTGCAACTGGTGGTTCAGGAACAACACAGGCTCCTACAGGCGAGACTAATCTTGTCGGTCAGGCCTATAGCGCAGATTACAGACTTGGTGCACCATATGCTTTGCAGGTTGGTGATTATGTCCAGTCCGATCATATGGGTCATTTTATCAAATATATACCTGATGACACAAGTGCAGCCACACTTGCTGTCAGCGAGAAACAGAAGATAGGACAGGTTCTTTATATAGAAGAGATTCCTATGAGAGGTCTTTTACAGACTGTAATGCTTAAAGCTACCAATGGTATAAGAAGGATGTATGGAGATTATGATTATATGCAGCCTTATCCAATACCTTATGGTAAAGACCCCAGAGCATTCCTTCAGAATGATAAGAGTTTCTGGCCCACCAATTATGGTGAAATTGATGAGTATGGATGGCCATCACATCTGAAAGACTTTATGGGTATACCTGGCCTTACTGATGGAGTGCGTATGGCACAGGAAACTGCGACTGAAACATTCGCTAATGTTGCAATAACTAATTCCCAGCATGTTATAACAACCACAAATAAACCGCTTGCTCGTAGTGAAGCTGGTTCTGTTAATCCTAATGCAGCCGAACCTAATCCTACTAAGTTAGTTGTTGAATTCGATGCACTTTCGAATGGTTTCACTTCTGGTGTAGTTACCCTTAAAGAGAATAGAGACTATAAGGTTAACAGGCATACTGGTGTAGTCATAATCATGAGCAATAACGGTACAGCCCTTGCTGCAACAGATGATTATAGATTTACATATGTATATCTCAATAATCAGACATATGGTATTCCTACGAATGCAGATTGGAAGGGTTCTGTTGGCCTTGCTTATATCTGCACTTTCTTTAACAAGTAGTCTTAAAAGGAGAAGAGGGTATAATAATGAGCGTAATAGTAAAAGATAAAGAGAAAGATAAGGCGAAGGAGACACAGGATAAAATTCAGGCAGCTAATAACTTCATCGAAGAGCAGAAAGAGATAACTACATATCGTAAACTCTTTAAAGCTAGTGAACGCAAACTTATGGCTCCTTATGATGTCAAAGAGTTAAGTGGTAATCTTAAAGAAATGCTTATGGCAAAAGATTTAAGACATCCACGCATACAGGAAATGACCACAAGTGGTAAAGCTGAGTTTCTTGTACCACAGGTAATTATAGGCCCAGCTATTGAAGGAGCAGAACCTGTATTCAAGATTTCATCCTTATTCGATAAAATACAGTATTCTGGTGGCTCAGTGACGCAGTTCCCAGCTCTTGGTGAGATAAGGGCATTCATGGTTGCTGAAGGTCATGAGTATCCAGAGCAGGATTTCGATATGACTCAGTATCGAAATCTGACAATAAAGGTTGAGAAATATGGTCTCATGCTTCGTATCACTGAAGAAGCTCTTGAGAATACTCAGTGGGATTATATGGGTTACTGGCTCAGAGCAGCCGGTAGAGCAATGGCAAGATTAAAAGAAGAGCAGTGTATTGTTGCAATGCTCAGGCATGGCCATGTGCTTTTCGATGCTATGTCAGCAGACCCACATTACCAGCCAACTGGTGTTGATATTTCTAATAACCTTAACAACACACTTTCTGTAATGGATTTTGTGGATATCCTTGCAGCTTTGATGTATAACGAGAAGACTGTAACTGATGTTATCATGCATCCCATGGCAGCTATTACATTCTTTAAGAATGAACTTATAGGTGCCTATGGACGTAAAATGATACATTATACTGATGTATGGGCCGGCAAACCATTAGCAGATGCTTATGGTTCAAAGATGCCTTCTCCGGAAGAAGTAATTTCAAGAAACCTTCCTATACCAGTAAATGTTGTAATAACTCCTTATGCACCATTCGACAGGGTTAACAAGAGATTTGATATTGTTGCTATTGATAGAAACAATATCGGAGTTGTTATACAGAAAGATGAGATGTCTACTGAAGATTTCGATGAACCTAAACGTGATGTTCATTGTGTCAAGATCAAAGAACGTTATGGTATAGGTATAGCTGATCAGGGGCGTGGTATAGTTGTATGTAAGAATCTTGCTGCAGCTCCTACTTACTTCCCACCGATCAGAGTAGAGAATATCGGAAACTAATCATAATATATATAAGGGTACTGCTCAGTGTAGTACCCTTATATTTTGTTTAAGGAATGAGGGGATAATTATGAGAGAAGGTAAACTTATAGTTGAATTGAATACCAGGTTGAAGGATGCTGTAGGATTTTATGATCCATTGACTTGTACTGTATTAAGTATAACAGAACCCAGGTCAAAGGATCTTAATCGTCCGATGATGGATATGCGGACCGGTGAGCAAGTCCAAATGTCAATGGACAAGATTATAAAAGGTCTTGATAGTGGTTTACTTAGAGTGGTAGAAGGGAAGATAGGTAAGCACGTTGCTGAGGCACAGGCACCTATTGTTGCTCCAGAGAGTATGATTGATCCACGATTAGAAGGTAAGTGGAAAGAATATGTTATGGCAGCTACTGTGTCTATGGTTACAAATAATGCTGCCAATAAAGTTTAGGCGAGTATGGAACATGAAGTTTTGTATTTATCAATATTTCATGTTCCGTTCTTGACTATGCTATTCCAGTTTGTTATTATACTTACAACAGTCGTATTCTATAATCGATGAGGTATAAAATTGTCAGTTACTGTTACTATATCTACTAAAGACCGGTATTACACTACTTTGCCGATGGTTCTATCAGCAGTTATTAATCAGACAGTTACTCCTGATAAGGTTATACTGTTCGATGATGGTTTACAGATTGATCTTCGCAAAGAACCTCTCTATCAAGATTTATTCTCCATCATGCGTCAGAAGTCCATTAAGAGTTATAATGTTATGGGTAAACGAGTTGGCCAGGTTGCCAACCATCAGCAAGCTCTTAAGATGGTATCGACTGAATATATATGGAGGTTAGATGATGATACAGTTCCACAACCTGATGTTCTTGAACGTTTATTAAGATACATGAATGCGAACGATGATGTAGGTGCAGTTGGTGGGCTTGTCTTTGCTACTTCCGGAGCAAGTATGTGCCCATCTTATGTTACTGGTAATATTGCTGACATCTATATGGGCCTAAATTTGCAATGGTTTCGTCACCCTAGTCCAGAGACTATCAATGTTGAACATTTATATTCTACATTTTTGTTCCGTCGTGATGCATCTGGACATGGGTATTGTCCATTTTTATCACCTGTAGGTCATCGTGAAGAGACTATATTTACATATGAGATGTTGTTAAATGGTTGGAAGTTATCAGTATTGCCAGGAGCTGTAACGTGGCACATGAGGCATCCTGATGGTGGTATACGTGCACATAGAGACAGGAATATGTGGGTGCATGATGAAGATGTGTTCACTAAGAAATTACTTGATTGGGGAGTTACACCTAATAAGTACAAGGTGATTGTATTAGACAATGGGATAGGCGATCACTATGCTTTTAAACATATTGTTAATGATGTAACAACTAAATTTAAAGATCATAAGATTATATTAGCTGTGTGCCATCCTGAAATATTCGAAGATATAGACAATATCGAAATTGTCAGTATAGCTGATATAAAACTTATGTTAACTGATATAACTAAATATAATATATATGCTTGGATGGCAGAACATCAATGGGATAGTAATATTGTTGACGCTATGAGGAAGATGTATTTATGAAAACTATACTTATCAGTCCAAACTGTAAAAGACTTCGCAATGGGAAAGTGAATCCCAAACATTATCCTTACTGGAAAGAGTTGATATCGCTTTTACACAGTACTAGCCGCAGATGTTTGCAAATTGCTTTACCAGATGAACCATCTATAGATGGTATAGACACAGTAATACGATACAGCCAATTAAGTGCTTTAGATAAACACATATATGATAGTGATACATTTATATCTATAGATAGTTTTTTGCCTCATTTGTGTCATTATAAGAAAGTGTATGGCATTGTAATATTTGGTCGTTCAGATCCTAAGATATTTGGATATACTGAGAATGTCAATATATTGAAAGATCGTATATATTTGAGACATAATCAATTTGATGCGTGGGAAAATACTGAATATATAAAAGAAGCTTTTGTCGAACCAGAGGTTGTTTTAGAAGCTGTTAATACAGTATTAAATAGATAGTAGGTGATACAATGAGGAAAAGGCTAAGTGCATTTGGAGTCGATGGAACAACATTTGCCGTAGATACAAATCATAATATATTTACAGTCGCTATTGGGAAGCAAGTCATCATTAAAACGATACATTGTTTTAACGGTAATGCTACATCGGCTAATATTGGAGTATGGCATGTGTCGAGGAATGATACACTTGGTATGCATAACAGAATACTTGAAGATTTTCCAGTTGCAGCTCATTCACCATGTGATTTGCAGTTGGATATAACTGCAAGCTTAGAGGATAGAATATATGTGCGTTCATCAGCATCAAATGTTAATTTTGTGCTGTGGGGTGAGGAAGAATAATGAGTATTTATCAGGACGGAGTTAATTATGTAGTTATTAACAAAGGATTATATTCATTAGGTACTGGTGGTTCTGGCACAGGAGTAAGCCCACGAAATGCTGAAATAACACTTTCTGCT